CGACCACATCAGGAGCTTCTGATGCGACTGCAGCGCTAACGCCGGCCACTTCTTTTACTAGTAATACTGCCGGCAAAAACAAACCCATTACAGGAGTGACTGACGGAGGAGCCGGATATACGACGGTTACATATGCAGATGGCACCACAGAAAGACGCGGAGGAACTCTTCCAGCTCGCACAAATAACCCTGGTAATATTATGTATGGAGATATTGCAAAATCTTATGGCGCAGTAGGATCATCTCCATCTACAAACGGGCCACCTGTTGCAGTGTTTCCGACGTCCAAAGCTGGATTTGCTGCTATGGACGGGTTACTCATGAGCAATTATTCGAACGGGCCCATTGGTAAAACGTTAGAAAAATGGGCAACCGACCCTACCCATACATCAAAAGTTATTGGTACCGCCGGCGTTGATCCAAATAAAAAATATACAGATTTTACTCGAGATGAAAAAATAAGATTTATGCAAGCACTCGCAAAAGTCGAGGGCTTTTATGCTGCCGGTTCTGGCCCTAAAATTTCTTCGGCTAATTCCGGAAATGGCTCTATGTTGTCAGGTCTTGTTGATTTAGGTAAAGGTGCAATGGAAGCCATCGGTAATGTATTACAAGCTGGTCTTGGGCCTATGACTCCTACTTCCGGATCTCAGTTGTCGGGTTTTAATGACAATATGCAAGGAAATAGCGTCGCGCCAGGTATATCAGCTGCGTCGCCGATTCAAGGCGAAAATACCAGCGTTGCAAAAATAAAGCAGATATCTGCACAGTTGCAAAATGCGGTTGATTTAGGAAACACAAATTCTGTAAAGGCTGACACTCAACGAGAATCTGCTGGTGCATCTTCTATTCGTAAAGCTAACTCTTCAAATGATGGCAAGCTCGAGTGTCTTGATCCTAATTTCCCCGGCAGCGGCGCAGTAGAAAAGTATCTCCAATATCATAGATTGGCTGCATAATGGCTGAACCAGTTACCATTGCTGGGCAAACCTTCATTCAAACGAATGAAGGTTGGATAGATCAAAAGACAAAAGTAAAAGCTCCTGAAGGTTTACTTAAACTTTTGAACAGTCTTCAATCTGAGAATTCTATTTCTGAAAACAAGAAGAAGCGTGTTCGTATTGACCGGACGAAGCCGGTTATAAAACTAGGAAAAACAGAATACGTATGGGATCTGAACGGTAAAGTATGGATCGACAAGAAAACAAGAGAAGCTTCCAATCCGCGCTTTAGTTTATTAATTGAAGCGACATATCAGTCTACACTTGGTAGCGATCAATCACAAAATCCGGCAGTTGAAACTCAAAGCCCTGCTACGGCAAAAGCGGCGATGAAAGACGCGCTTGCAGATAACATGTTTGCAACAAAACAAAAAAGAAAAAATACTAAAACAGGAAGCGGCGGGCTTCCTTCGATGAGTAATATTAAAATTAATTCTCCTATCGTGCAGATGATAGAGAAGCTAGCTGTTATTGACGGTTATCTGAAGCAAAGATTAAACAATCAAAAGCTAATAGCCGCGAATAATAACTTAATGGCGCGAGAAGATTTAATAGAATCTGACGGGCAATCGGATGCTGAACCTGTAATAGATGATCAAAAAATTAAACAAGAGGCCGAAAAAGAAAACAAAAAAGCAAACGGCGCTTTACTTGCCGTGGCAGCAATTGCGGCAGGAACATTAGCTTCTCAGTTAGAGCCAATGAGAGAAGCTTTTTCAAGCATAGTAGATTTCGCAAAAGGAATTTATGGCTACTTAAAAGATTTTGTGAGTATAACAAATTCTGGTTTGGAATCAATAAATTCTTTGTTTGGAGAATCGCCAACAAAAGAAAACAATAAAAAAAGTTCTACTGGAAGCCCTTCGACTAGCAGCTCATTTTCTGGGTATGATCTTTCAGGAGGAATGCTTGCGAACGATCCTGCAGTAAGAGATAAAGCTTTTAGAGATAAAGCTTTTTTTGAGGCACAATCTGCTGCACCGATGGTACCCGCTCTTGATTCCCAATCAACTTCGCCTACTGCTGTTCCGGCTTCTACTCGCAGTGACTCTACATCGGTGAACAGCACTTCGGGGGGATCTAGATCTTCAGCATCAAGCCCAACCAGCTCGAATGGTATTCCTACTACTTCAATTTCTTCACCACCTGCTGCACCAATCCCGAGTCAATCGACTAGTAGCTTATTTACTGAGTATAATGCTTCAGGAGAAAAGATACCGGACGATTTTACGATAGGATATAAAGCTTTTTTTGAGGCACAGTCTGCTGCACCAATCCCGAGTCAATCGACTAGTAGCTTATTTACTGAGTATAATGCTTCAGGAGAAAAGATACCGGACGATTTTACGATAGGATATAAAGATTTTTTTGATCAAAAAAATAGCCCTGCTCAACAAGCGACAGGGGAAATTCCTAAAAATGATATTGTAGCGTTAGGAAACTATTTAATAGGAAAAGGTGCAGACAAAAGTAAAATGCAACACTCTACGTTCGGTGCAGTGGGAGAACATAGTAAAAATTCGCGGCATTATCGCAATATGGCAATCGATGTTAATTTTCCAACAAACGAAGCCGCAATGCTCGACTCACTCGAACCACAGTTGAGAGCAGCAGGATATAATACTATTTGGAGAAAGAAAGGTCATATGACACACATGCACGTGTCTGTGGGTGGTCCTGAAGGCGGCGGATCAGGAGATCTTGGAGGCTCAGAAGACGGCGTTTTCCAACAAATTGTGTCTGGCGGTGTAGATTTAACCAAGGGTGCAATGGAAGCCATCGGTAATGTATTGCGAGCCGGGCTTGGGCCTATGACTCCTACTTCCGGATCTCAGCTTATGAACTTTAACGATACAATGTCCGGTAATATAAACAAAGCTGCACGAGAAAAAATAGGCGCTATTGTTGATTCGAAAACGCCAAAGTCTAAAGATGCCATGGCAAAGTTAGATCCAAAAAATCTCAATGCGTCAGGTAGTTCTTCTACGGTTCAAAACATGCCTACGGCTTCTGATAAAGCCGGTGTTGAATTCTACTTGACTCGTATGGGATTTCCTAAAATCGATTATGAGCAAACATCACAAAGGTAATAAAAAAGGGCAGCCGAAGCTGCCCTTTTCTACCTTATCAATCTTCTTCAGCGAGTCGTTTGAAGAAATCGAGATCATCGTCATCATCGTCGACCGTAGAAGCTGCAGCAGGCGCTGCAGCTGCCTTGAAGGTAGGTGCAGGAGCTTTATACTCCTCTTCATCGCGATCAACTCCACGGATCTTGGCGGGTTCCGCAGAAAGAGCCAAGACTGTGTTAAGACGAGTCTTAAGATCCTCATAAGACTTAAACTGCTTTACGTCTGAAATTTCACTCAGTGAATATTCCTGAGTATAGACGCGTTCAAGCTCATTGTCATCATCGAACAGTGGTGCGGGAGAGTCGAATTCTGACTTATCGTAATTAGGCCAACCTTCGACCTTACGAATTTTGAGCTTGAAATTAGCACCCTTCCAAAGATCGAAAGGATTTACTGGCTTCTCGTCCTCAAAGCCTGGGTTCATGAGGTCGTTTAGCTTGTCAAAGATCTTCTTGCCATACTTGTACAAGAAAACCTTACCTTCGTTTGCAGGATTGCTTGGATCCTTCACAACATAAATGTTGCTGTGGTATGCCAAACGCCGCTTCTGCTTACGTGCAACCTCCTTATCAGAGTCAAGACCAGTGTTCCAAAGAATGCTGTTAAATTCTGATACGGGATCGTCTTTTCCGAGAGTCGTAAGTGACTTCTCGATATACCAAAGGCCAGTTGGTCCTTGGAATCCATGATCCCAGATGCGTGTAAAAGGAATATCTTCGTTTACTGGAGCAGGTAGGAAACGAATAACGGCGTATCCGTTGCCAAGCTTATCTACAGTAGGCTTCCAATATTTTCCTGCGTCTGGATCTGAGTATGTGGTATTTTGTTTAGCAAGTTCTTTTGTAAGCTTCTCAAAAGAAGTGTCGGAAGAACGCTTAAGGTTTGCAAATGACATAATTAATCTCCTATATGTCGGTGTGTTTCGATGTATTTAGATTGCAGCGAACTGCAACCTTATTTATCATGAAGTAAAGACGTCCTTGACAATTTTTCTACATTTAAATGCATCATAATGAAAGAACGACTTATACTTCAGCAGCTTCTTGTGGATGCTGGGCCATAGGACACTATCCTCAATCTTCTTGTTCCAATGACCAAAGAACGCGAAGATATCATTGAGAATAATCACCGTCTCGATAGAAATCTCGTGACGAAGATATTGTTTCAGTAAGAAAGGATGCTGCCCATTCTTTACAGTAACACAATCATTAAAATTTGTACATAGTTTTTTTACGTCTTCTTCAAAGATATAAGAAAGAGACTGTTGTCTCTTTAACCACTCGTTGTACACTTTCTCTGAGTCGTTGTTGAATAGATCGCCTATCCAGTTGAGATCACCGTCTACAAAGTTGGCAACCAAATACTTAAGCGGATCTTTGTGTTTCGACAACTTATAAAACTGGTACTTATCTTTACGCACGTCAAAGCTAGAAGGTTTAGCTCCTATCTTACCGTTGTATTTGATAAAGTCGTAGTTATCTGTTGTGAAATGAGTTTTAAGAGCGAGAAATGTAGTATAACTCTCGAACGGAGTCATACTGGTAGCTTAGCCCGCTTCGGCAGAAAGTTGAGTTCTTCGGCTTCATCCTGAAGCTTTGCCTTAATACGAATGTTGCTACGAATGATACTCGCCGCTGCTTCGATCTCGATATTATTCTTTTCACAATAATGGACGACGGCATCCATATAATCTAGATTATGACTGATAACCAAGTGTTCAATTTCCTTAATGAACTTTTCAGAAGTCAATGCTTTTGTTGAAATGACGTCGTCCATCATAATATAATTATCCTTTAATATTTCGTTTATCCACGATAAAAAATATGTGCACCGATCTTAGTGGTGCGAGCGAAGACTTTGCCCCATGAAGGGTTTACATAGTCTGCGTGGTAGAATTGCGCTCCATGCGTAACATCGTTATAGTTGCCTAGATATACGGCTTCGGCGACAAGTGTCGCCTTACGATATGCTGGCATATCAGCTATTCGCTTTTCTCCCTCACACTTCCATGAAAATTGGCATACGCGCGCAGTTCTCTGATTGATAACTCCACATGGCGTCTTTGGGAATCTTTTGTCTTTTACGCGATTCAATACTACATTGTTCACCGCGATTTTGCCTTTGGTTGGCTCATGACCTGCTTCGAAATACGTATTCTCGGCCATGCATTTGATTTGTTGTTTGTCATGATTATTAAGATAAATCGCTTCTTTTACGATAACTTCTTTTTCAATTATCTTAATTTCAGGTATCTTTACGATCTGTACTTCTGGCTCTTTTGTTGGCATTGCCACTGCAGCAGTGGTAGCAAAAATTAATCCTAAACAAAAGCCTTCAGCCCAGCGTAGATATGGGAAATCTTTTTTGTTTTCGAAAAGTTTCATGTTTGTCCTCTTAGTCTCAACGACCTTGGCAAACAGAGACTATGTTACAGGCATCTCAGCCATATAGTTTTCTGTCGCTATAAGAAGACACACAAGAGAATAACGAAGGGTGTATCTTCCATCCATTTCCCTCTTACTGGAAATGCAAAATCATTAGTGTTTTCGTCGGTGACATCCGAATGATGCCGCTTTCTAGCCATCTAAGACTTGAAGTTTTTGTAAGAGTCAATGAAGGGGTTTTAACCTCCGTCATATTCTATTTATACCCTAACGGGCTTTAAATGTACACCGTTTAAAGCACGCAGAGTGCAATTGGTAGCATTTATTTATCAATATTGTTAAGACCGGTTACGGGGTCCGGTAACACCTTTTCGGAGTGCTCGCTCTTGTTTCCCGCCAACACAAAGCAGTTGGCTGCTATAGGGGTTGAAAC